ATTGGTACATCACTAACAGGTATTGCATCATTTGCAGATCAAAAGGGTTTGCCAGTTGTTCGTGAATGGATGGATGAAGGATACAACAAGATACGTCATTATGATCATCAGTACTCTGAATGGCTATGTGTTCGTGAATCAATTCGTGTAACAACAGTTAAACCATCAGGATCAGTTTCAATTCTTTCTGGTGCAACTCCTGGAGTTCACTGGGGTCCTGGAGGAGAATTCTTTCTTCGTGCTATTCGTTTTGGTAATACAGATCCAATGGTTCATTTGTTTAAAGCAGCGGGATATAATATTGAAGACGACGTCGTATCAGCAAATACATCAGTAGTGTATTTCCCAATTAAATCAGGTCATCCAAGATCTGAAAAGGAGGTAACACTATTTGAAAAGATTGCTCTTGCTGCAACCGCTCAAAAGTACTGGTCTGATAATGGTGTTTCTGTAACCCTGTCATTTGATAAAGAAACAGAGTCAAAGCATATTGTTCCAGCACTAAATATGTACGAGGGACAATTAAAGGCAGTTTCATTCCTTCCTATGGGAAATCACACATACCCGCAACAACCATATACTCAGATCTCTGAAGAGGAGTATAATAGTTATGTAGGTAAGTTAAAACATATTGACTTTGGGGCAATTTACGACGGTGTGGATAACCTAGAAGCAATGGGTGAAGCATACTGTACAACAGACTACTGCGAGATAAAGGTGAAATAATGGAGGACTACGTGTCACAGATACATCACGTTAAAGGTTTTATGAATGCAGATGATGCTGCAAAAATTTATAGTCATGCAAAGACTTTCCCTGATGGGTTTAGAATGCATGGAAATAATGAGAAAGAATTTAAGGTTTATACATATCATGAAATTGAAGAAAATGATGCGTCAATCCTAGAACTAATGCAAGACTATGCTTTAAAGGTTTATGGTCATGTATTGAGCACCTATGGAGAATCTTTTGAACCCTTCAATCCTCACAAGACACATATTGCAAAATTTGAAGAAGGACATGGAATGCATGAGCATTTTGACTCTTCAAGACCAAACGACATAGCAACTCTTGTATATTTAAATGATGATTATGAAGGCGGAGAGATCTATTTCCCAGATTATCAAATCTCCATTAAGCCAGAACCAGGAGATCTACTCTGTTTCCCAGATCAGCCTAGATATGTTCACGGAGTAAAAGAAATTATTTCTGGAACAAGGTTCACAACACCACGCTGGTTTACCCGCATTGTGTGATAAAATAGACTAGGAGAACCTATGTCTAACCCATCAAACATCTATGCAGAAAAAATTTATTCTGAGCAACCAACAGCAATGTGGTCGCTTGATGATACAGCAGACTATATTTCTTTTGTTGATTCAGAGTTAAAGAGGTCTGTTCATCTTTGGACTATTGAAAATGGACTAGGGTCTGCGGGTACATCAGAAAATGAACCATTTCAGAGCAGTGTTGTTTCAAGTTTAAATGGCCAAACAGATAAGACATACATAAAAGCAGTTAGCCCAGACTTTGCTAAATTCACAGATTTTGATCAAGATTTAAGAGTATTCTCAATTGGCGCATACGTTTATTCTCCAAGCACATATTTAAGTGGCGTTGAAATTGGTTATGAGTATTATGATTCTACATCTGGAACAACGGAGTCTGTATCTAAAGTATTTAATGTTAACATAGGCAAAAAGTGGCTAAATGTTTCTGACACATTTATTATTCAAAGACAAGATGTCTATTTTAGGCCATTCATAAAGGTATCATATATTCCTGGTGGAGTAGCAAATGATTATAAGTTTTTAGTTAATGGTTTAACTGTTGGTCAATGGAATGAAGAGTTTAGCGCAAAATCTTTAGGGGTTAACAAGATTCAGGTGCCATCAACCGTTAGATTGTTAGCAGGTCACGATGCAATTGAAGCGCCGTCATATGGATTACAAAATTCTCCAGGGTACTATCTTGTAAATAACAACAGGTTGCTTGCACAAAATTCTGGAATTCCTCTAGTTTTTGGATCATCAAATGTGACTCATCTCATTACAAATGACAATACTCTGCCCTCTTTTATATTCCCAGGATGTGGATTTTTAAACGAGTCTGGCAAATACGAAGAAAAAACTTTAGAGTTCTGGCTAAGAATTTTTGCCAACACGTCAACACCTAAAAGACTTGTCGGTCCAGTAGCCTCAACTGATGGTCTATACTCCTACAAAAATAATCTAATTTTAAGGGTCGGCAACTACACTCAGGCATACGCAATAGACGAATGGTACAGGCCTATGCTTATTGATTTAAGGGTAGGCGTAAATAATGCAAGTTTGTTAATTAATGGAGATGAGGTTATTTCAATATCTATCGACATTGACACAATTACTTTTCCAGATAAAACCTCAAAAATAGGTAACACTTATTTTGATAATGACTGGATTGGGTTTTATTCATACAGCGAGATAACTCAGTTTGATATTGACGCAATTGCTATATATCCATATAAGGTTCCAGCACTAGTTGCAAAAAGAAGATTCGTTTATGGTCAAGGAGTGGAGTACCCAGAAATTTTAAATTCTTCATATGGAGGAACTTCAACCGTAATTGACTATCCATTTTCTAAATATACAAATAACTATTCTTACCCAGATCAAGGCTCTTGGGCAAGTGGATATTTTACAAACCTGTCAATAACAAACAACACTCTTTCAACGCCAAACTATAGGTTGCCAGATTTTGTTTTTTCTAATAAAAGTTATGCTGATTTCTATCTTGCTAACTCTACAATCCAAAATGACAACGATGGAAATTTTTTAACGATTAGGCCTTCAGTTGATTGGGCATCCACTAATGGATATATTCATTTTGACAAACTAAACATTTTAACAGATAGAACAGAGGCCGTGTATGGGGTATTCAAGATTGCAGAACACAAAACTCAGGCTCAGGTTTTAATTAGGATTGAAGACTCGTCTAGCGGTAATTATTTTTCTTTAGAGTTAGTTGGAGAGTCGTTAAAGTATAAGTTTAAAAATGGAGGAAACATTTCAGTAGCCTATTCTGCAGAAGGAGTCCTTGTTGGATCCCCCTTTATTGCTGGAATAAGTATTGATAAATTTAGAGATGCTTTTGGAAGCAATGCAGCAACATTATTTGGCAACAGGGCTTCACTGTCAGTGTATGTTGGTGGAACAAAAGAGTTTACAAATACTTTTAGTGGAAAAATCTTTGGAATTCATTTTGCAAACAAAGATACTCTAGACCTAGTATCTTATGGATTTTCAGACAAGGGTGTTCCACTAGATTACGAAAACGTTTTTGCAGACTACACATCAGGGCCCTATGTGGGCGAGACTGACTATGACGCAGAATTTTATAACACTGCTTTCTGGGCAAATCTGGTAGATGGAGGAAATGTATCTTCTTATGTATCTTCAAGAATTGGGTCAGTAGTAAGTTCATATTCTTTGCTTCCGCAATATTTCATGGGTCTTTTTAAAATTGATATTGGGTGCCACGGATATTGGAAGACCACCTTGCCACTAACTTATTTTGGCAAATACGTAAACGACTCATACGGGGATTCATATTATGACCTTGATTTTTTACAGTTTAATATTTCCGTTCCTTCTCCAAGCAAATTTGTTACAGTAGAAAGCCTTGGGTCTTGGAAGTATGAGGACTTAAAGCAGGCATATAGTAGCGAAGAATTTAACAGTTATGCTTATTTAAATAATCAACTTTATACTAACTATAATGATTATTTAGACCTAAAAAACAGATCTGAGAAAACATATTCGTATGACACATCAGAAAATCCTATAAGAACTAGAGTGACCTTTGAATATACAGAGAGTGCTGGGCAGACTCCAGACTCTGCGTATAACCTTCAGGTTGCACCAAATAAAAATGGAACAGTTATTGCAGGGCCAAACTGGATAAACACGGCCTACGAAGTAGTTGACGGTATGATTATTTATCCTCCATCAGATGTAAATTTTGAAGATATGTCTATATCGATTTCAGTTGACATGATTACAAGGTCAATGCTTTCTCTTCCTATGTCAATAAAACAATTACAACTTTCATCACAATCCTTTAGCGAGGATGGATTTAATCCAGTTGGAACTAAATTTGGAGTAGACATATACCCATACGCTAAATCTGGACTTTATTATGATTACAAAACTGCAAACCCTTATAGCATTTATAAAAAGAGCACCCCATACTTATACTTAACAAGAGATAGCGGAATCTCTATAAAAGGTGATTTTAAAAGCGGGGTTGACAGAGGAATTGCAATACCAATTAATGCATCTAAATCATCTACATATAACCTAATGGCAGCACAATTTTCACTAAGATATGACTATGAATTTTTCCCATTTTCTCCAGTCAAGATCTTAAGTTTTGACAATGGTACTAGGTTTATAGATATATTCTTAGTTGCAAATACTTCAGATGGGAAACGTGCAAAACTTTATGCAGTAAATGCTGCTACAGGAATTGTAGAAAGTGGAATTGCTTTTTATGTTAACGGAACAGTTAGTCGTGAACCAGTAATTCAGGCTGGACACTGGGACATGCTGGGGATTTATTTTTCAGACCTTTTAAATTTAAACAGCATAAATGGAAAGTTTTCAGTATCTGGTCCAGTAACAATTAACAATATATCCCTGTACGATGCAAGTAGGCTTTCAGAAGTTAGAGACTTGCAGACCAGACCCTGGTTTAGAGTCAAGGTTACTAATGATCCAGAAGATCTTTACGAGTGGACCTTCTGGGACCTAGATTTTAATTGGGATGAAGTCTTGGTTGTTGCTACGACAAGCCTTTACGGTGTAGACCCAGAAACACTCTATAAGACATTTATCGGTACAAATAGGTTTGTTATTGATGACTCTTTGCCATTAATTGTAGGAAAATATCAATATTCTGTAAACTCGGACGTTAGATGGCAACAAGGAGTACAGACTTCTACGTAATATGGTATACTAATGGTTATGGATTCATTAATTAACCCCGAAACTGGCGAGCCAATAGTAAAGAATGTAAGACGACAAGTCATTGATAAGATGTATGACTGGGGTCTATACGTATATAAAAAGTCTGATGGTAAGTGGTTTACAGATGGCACTGGCTCTGTTCTAAACATACCAGCAATGAAAAACGACATAGGCAGAATCTCCGAGTTAAAGAAAGCAGCAATGCACTATGGGGATGACGGACAAGGAACAGCAGTATTTGTTCCAGGTTTAACAAGAGTTTCAGAAGAAGAATATTCAGAACAAGTTGATCGCTTTAAGTCTGGACTTATTCCATCAATGAATGACCTTGGCGCAGTCCAAGCAGCAAAAGATACAATTGCTCTCTATGGGGATGAGGAATAATGGATAACGACGATATTCTAGTTGGTGCAAGAATTGACCAAATTCAAGATGAAAGAAATGCTTTTGTGGCAAGTGATCCATTTAATAAATCATGGGATGATCTTAAAACATTGTCGGGTCTATCAAATAATTTTAAACGAAGAGCAGCCAGACTATCAAAAACAGAAGTTACAGATTCTTATTTAGAAGATTCTGGTTCTGGAAAAGTTGGCGTTAATGGCGCTAAGTCAAAAGAGATAAACCCAGGGCACGTATTTAGAAATGCTTATGGACTTTTTGACGTTATCACTCCACCATGGAACGTTTACGAGTTAGCAAACTATTACGACACATCTTTTGCAAACCATGCAGCAATCGATGCAAAGGTTGAAAATATTGTAGGGCTTGGGTATGACTTTAAGGTTTCTCCAAGAACAATGTTAAAACTTGAAGCATCAACAGATTCAGAAGCAACTGGTCGTGCAAGAAAGAGAATTGAAAGAGCAAAAATTGAAATGAGAGATTGGCTAGAATCTTTAAACGATGATGACTCTTTTACAGGAACAATGGAAAAGGTTTACACAGATGTTCAGTCAATTGGAAATGGATATCTTGAAATTGGAAGAAC